AAGTGTCCGCAACGTCAACCCGCACATATCTTCCGCGCACCGCAAGCATTTTGGACGTAGACGACATTGCGACCACAACCGGTCTAGTCGTCAAAGTAGACAACGATCAAGACGGCACGTTTGAAACGACGTTGACGGTCACCACAGATTACGTGTTGGACGGCAACACAACCCCGTACCGCATGTTGACCAACGTGAACAACGGTTGGCCATTATCGCTATACGGTCGCCCAACGATTGAGATAACCGCAAAGTTTGCGTACAGCGAAACACCGCCAGACAACATTAAACAAGCAGCCTTGTTGATGTCATGCCGTCTGTATCAACGTAAAGCGTCTCCGTTAGGGTTCCAAGCCGGTTCCATTCCCGAATTTGGTGCCGTGCGTATCTCACGCAATGACCCGGACGTTGCAGCCCTATTGCAAGGCGTGAAGTTACTTGGGGTTGCCTGATGGCTGATTACGGCACAATTAAAACTGCGTTAGCGACACAGTTGAACACGTCAACCGTTGTTGAAGTTGTGTACGCCAACCCGCCAGAAGTGCCGTTTACACCGTCTGCAATCATTATTCCCGGCACTACCGCTGTGGAATACGGTGACGCAATGCAACGTGGTTTGTTGCAAATGTTTTTTACTGTCACGTTCCTTGTGCAACGTTTCGACCTAGACAACAACATTGCACGCCTAGACCCGCTTATTTACGGTGACAACAGCGTTGACCAGTTACTAGCAGCTGACCGCACACTTGGCGGTGTCGTGTCGTATGCCCGTGTAGCGACCGCTAACAACGTTGGCAACATTGGCTACGGTGACGATATCTACCTAGGTGTAGACTTTGAAGTAGAAGTGATGGTGGAACCATGAAATATAAAGTGACAAGCGAACGTGTGAAGGGCTATCAAATTGGTGATTTAGTCACCGCAGATGACCTTGCACGGTATAACATTGAAGCATTGGTGACGGCAGGTCACCTAAAGAAAACAGCAACACCGAAAATTGAAAAGGCCGAGGACGAGGAAGTGACCCAAAATGGCTAAGTTTGTTTATGATGACGTATCCGTTACGGTCAACGCTGTTGACCTTTCAGACCACGTACAGTCAGTTACTCTTTCAGCGGACGTTACCGAAGTTGACGTAACCGCCATGTCAGACGAATGGGATCAGTCGCTTGCCGGTCGCAAAAAGGTGTCCGGGTCAATCACGTTTTACCAAGACTTTAGTGCTTCAAGCGTGGACGCTACTATCTGGCCTCTCATAGGGTCAACAACCACGATTACGTTGCGTGCAACGTCAGACACAGTTGGTGCAACCAACCCGGACTACGACATCACCAACACCGTTATTACCTCGTACGGTTCCATTAACGGTGGCACCTACGGAGATGCAGCCATGACCACCGTGAACTTCAGCGGTGGAACGTTGGCACCAGCAACGTCGTAATACGTTCACACACTTAACAAGGGAGACAACATTGCTACCATTTCTTATCGAAGTGACCATGGACGGTGGCGAACCCACCGAATATGAAATAACCCTGCCTGCACTTGTTGCGTGGGAAGACTTCCACACAGACATGTCGTTTAAAGACTGGCAGATTAAGCAGACTTGGAAGGGTCTTGCCTATCTAGGGTTTGCAGCTATCAAAGTGACCGGTGCAACACTTAAACCGTTTAAGGAATGGGTCAACACCGTAACTGAGGTGCGTCTAGTCCCAAAAGACGATTAGACGGCAAACCGCGTGTCAATACGTATTGGGCGCGAGAAGTAGCAGCCATGGCGATACGTACCGGTATTGCACCTAATGACCTGATGGACACGCCAACGCTAGTATTGCAAGAGATGCGCGCAATGCTTTTAGACCACCAACAGGGTTAACCATGGCCAATTTAGACCTAGAACTAAACAAACAGATATTTGGCACGCAACGACGTGGTGCCAATGTCGGGTTTGAAGTCGAAGGTCTACACAAACTGCGCCGGGCGTTAATCAAACTTGACGACGCAGCCCGTGAAGATTTTAAACAGGCCGGATATCAGGCAGCAGAAATTGTTGTTGACGAGGCTAAACGGTTGGTGCCGGTCAGGTCTGGCAGGTTAGGTAAAACAATTAGGGCGCACAAAGTTGTGTCAGGCGCAAAAGTGTCTGCGGGTCGCACAACGGTTCCGTACGCGGGTGCTATCCATTTTGGGTGGGCTAATCGTAATATTCGGCCTAACCCGTTCTTGTATGATGCAGCAGACAGAAGGGTTGGTGAAGTGATGGACACCTACCTTGATCAGATGTACGAAATATGGAATAGGAACGTGTAATGCCTGCAAAAAAAGCGTCAATATCTATCAACTTGTTGGCTGACGCTACCAAGGCTAAAGCCGGGTTTGCAGAAGCAGAAAAAGCAGCAGGCGGTTTAGACAAGCAGTTTGGCAACATTGCTAAAACTGCTGTCAATGCGTTTGCAACACGAGAGATAATCAACTTTGGTAAAGGTGCGGTAGGTGCAGCTAGTGACCTTGCCGAATCTGCTAACGCTGTCGCAGTCACGTTTGGTGAAGCAGGCGACCAGATTCTTAAACTAGGTGAGAACGCGTCCACCGCAGTTGGTTTGTCGGCAAAAGACTTTAACGGGTTTGCGGTGCAGTTCGCCGGGTTTACACGCCAGTTAACCTCGGCTGACAAAGACATTGTTGACGTTACTGACGAACTGACCGTACGTATTGCTGACTTTGCGTCTGTGATGAACCTTGACGTGCCAGACGCAGCAACCAAGTTTCAAAGTGCGTTGGCGGGTTCGACAGAACCTATGCGTGCCTTCGGTATTGACGTGTCCGCAGCTGCCGTACAAACCTATGCGTTAGAAAACGGCATAACCGACAATGCAGCTGCAATGACTGAGGCTGAAAAGGTGCAAGCCCGGTACGGGCTGATTATGGAACAAACCGCACAGATGTCTGGCGACTTCGCTAACACGTCTGACGGTCTGGCAAACAGTCAACGTATTTTGGCTGCCGAAATGGAAAACATAAAAGCAACTGTTGGTGCAGCCATGGTGCCTGCGTTGCAAGGGTTAATGGGTGTAGTTGCACCCGTGTTAGAAGCGTTTACAGCGTTACCTGAGGAAATGCAACAAGTAATTGTGTTGGCTACTGCGGGTGCGTTTGGTGTCCGTTCATTCAGTAACACGCTACGTGGTTTTGGTGTTCGTGCAGGTGTCGCAAATGTTGCGGTTGGCGGTTTAGCGGTTGGACTAACTGCGGTATCTATTGCGTTAAGTGAAATAGCAAAACGTCAAGCGGACGTAAACGAAGCCACCGCCGACATGACAGCAGCATTAGAAGCGTCTAACGGTGTTTTTGACAACCGGGCAAGACGAGTTATTGAAAACGAATTGTTGACCGGTGAACTAGGCGACGCTATCCAACTGTTAGGTATTGACCTTGACGACATGACACAAGCAGCCTTGGGTGATGCAGACGCTATTGACCGTGTTAAGGAAGCAACACAAGCAGCATTGCCACAAGGCATTGACTTTGGGTATGTGTTGCGTGGCACTATCGGGTTGCTGAACGATGAAGAGGAAGCAGCACGCCTAGTTCGTGACACGTTAAAGGGTTACACGGAGCAGTTAGAACAAACCGGGCGCGACCAACAAAGGTTGTCAGACAATGTTGACGAAACGGACGCAGAAATGCGCCGGTTTATGGACATTATCGAATCTGACAATATCTATAACTTTACGGAAGATGTCACCGAAGCTGCCACCGGCATGAGTGAACTACGCAAAGAAACGTTTAGAACAGACGTTGAACTTGACCGTTTGTTTGGACGGTTAGATGATGAACAAGCCATAGCAGATTTTATTCAAGAAATAAGTGACGCTAACGAGGTGTTGCGTACCGCTACCGAGGGGTCACGCGAATTTGAACAGGCGCAACGTGACCGCATGTTTGCGTTAGAAGACTTAATAGAAGCGCACAGTCTGCTTGACAGCGCGTTTGGCAAAGAACTGATACCGCTAATCGACACCGGCGACATTGACGCGTTGGAAACAAAAATATATGAAATTCTTGGTTTAATCGGACAGATAGCACCCGACATTCAAGCAGCCATTGACGCAGGCAGTATTGCAGCTGCAAGTGTGTCTCAGTTGGCAACACAAGCGTACGCACCTGCACGAACACAACAACAACAGATGGCAGCTGCTTCCGGCACCATTATTGAAAACGTGCAAGTAAACATGCCGTCCGGGTCGAACGGTGCTGACATTGTGGAACAGATAAATAACTATCTGCGTAGGACGGGTGCCGGTGCCATACCTATTACGGACACGTCAAGGTTGTAGTGATGGCATCATTCCAAGGTTGGCATATCTATTTATTTGACGGAACCGGCGAAACAGAGATAACAGATCATGTTTTAGGGTTCTCAACTAAAGAAACAGTAAATATAGGTTCACCGTCTACCGTTGACGCATTTTTGACGTTAAATAACAATGACGGCAGGTTTACCCCGGCTGATGGTGGCGGTACTGGCATATTTAAAAATACTGACTGGTTGGCAAAAAGTTTAAGAATTTCAGGAGAAGTTGATTACACACCGCCACCAATAGGTAACCCTAGGTTGGTGTCTCTCGTTATTTCTGACGTGCAATTTCGTGATGATGGCCAGAACAGTCAAATGACTATTCAAGCACAGGACTGGTTGTCGTTAACGTCAAGTGCGGTTATTGACGTGTCAGACAACGGTTCAGACACAACGTTGTGGACAAACATCAACCAAGTGTTTAGAAATCCAAATTTTGACGTTGTGTTTCCACAGTTAGACCTTCCTGACTATGAAGCAAGGGTGTTCAGTTTCCCCGGTTCAATACAGACAAGCAGTTTGCGAGGTGTGGCAGCTAACCGGGTTACAGCGTTGGACTACATAAACCAAGCGTTTCTAAGGGCTGCACCCGGCATAATTTTGCCATACGGAATTGCCGTCAGTACTTTTGGCAACGACATTTTTTATGATTTGTGGATCATTGACCGGACGTTAAACAACACCAGTTTTTCCAATCTTGTTCCAGACTTAGAATTTGACGACACCGGTGGTGACGGTGTAATGGCGTTTAGTAAAGTTACACCGGGTTTTAAATTCACTGACATCACGTCACGGTCAACGGTCACTTCCGCTAAAAGTGGTGTCACGTCGCAAACTTCAACAAACGTTGAAACTGGCACCCGTTACGGGACACGAACAAGAACAAGTACGCAAACCGGTAACGCCACAGATGCAGACGCGTTGACAGCTGCACAGTTTTGGACAAAACGTCAAGGTACTTCACGGTATACGCCACAAAAACTTGAAACTAGCATTGAAACAATCTTTGCTAAAAACAGTAGCGACGCGACCGGTGAAGCAGTTTGGTTTTTGTTGGCATTTTACACACTGTGGTATCCGTGCAAGGTGACCTATACGCCAACTGGCGGGCAACGGATTAGTGAAGCATGTGTTATTTCGGGTCGCACGATAGAAGCGGTTCCGGGTCGCACAACCATAAAACTTGACTTGTTGCCTGCGAACGATTACCACTCGTTACAGTTGGATTCAAATTTGTTAGGTGTGTTGGGTGGCACGTTGGATACTTACGACAAGGCAACGTACACGTATGACGAGGACGTGTTATACAATGGTGTGCCGGTTCACGGTTTCAGATTAGGATAACGACATGGCAACAAACTGGCCTAATAGTGTGCAGACGTTCACGAACCCTACAGCGGGTTCGGCGTTGAACAGTCCTAGCCACGCTGACCAACATGCAACGGTTAACGACACGGTAGAGGCGTTACAAAACTACGCCGGGTTAGTGCTGGTCAAGTCTCAAACGATTGGTAGCGGTGTGTCATCTGTGACCGTCACCAATGCGTTTTCAGCAACGTTTGACAATTACAAAATTGTGCTTGCGAATCCAGATGCGAGCGTTGCAGGTTACTCAGTAGAACTTCAATATGGTACGACGACTACCAGTTATTACGGGTCACTGGTGTATCAACATTACAACACAACATCTCGCGGTGTGTTGAACAGACAAAATGCTTCGTCTCTTTATTTGCCATTCACTAACACCGATAAATGCACGTTTTTCTCGTTTGACGTTTACAGCCCTTTTTTAAGTGAGGTAACCGGAATGTCAGGCACAGGTTTCGGCAACATCAGTACTTGTTATTTTGCAGGGCAGGTTTTTACCTCAACTTCTTACACAGATTTCAAATTGTCGATTGCCGTTGGCACACTAACGGGTGGCGTGATTCGGGTCTACGGATACAACAACGGGTGATAACGATGGCTACATGGACACGACAAGAACTAGAACAACTACACCCCGACGGCACCGTGTCGGTACAAGTTGACGACGAGGTAACCCCGATGACTACGGAAGAATGGTCGGCGTGGATTGACTCTCAGGTAGGCACCGAAAAACCAGAAGAGGAGCCGACACCATGACCGCACCGGGCGACTTCACAGCGGGCGACGTTCTACAAGCATCAGACATGAACGCACTACCCGGCGGAATTATCGGTGAAGATGCAAAGACGACCAACGTCATCATAAGTACGTCACCAAGCGAAGTGACCGCGATAACCGTTCCTGTTGTAGCGGGTCGCGCATATCTCATTGGGTTTACCTGTCGAAATATGAGAGTTGACCAATCAGACACCATTATCGACTTTGAGTTAAACGTTACCGGTGGCGCTACGTTGACACAGTTTCGAAAGTATCTGGCCAACACGACTGCGAGAGACTCGTTGACAATGGTGTTTATCGATAACCCAAGCAGTAGCGCAACAAACGAATACACGATTGATGTTGAAACTAGCACCGGCACCGGCACCTTGTTTTGCGACATTTACGATGCGCAGATGTGGGTGCAAGATTTAGGGTTATCGGCATGATTACAAAATTCATTGAAAATGGCGATGAAAGCCTAGAAAACCAAATGCGACAAATGCGCAACGCTTTTTTAGCGTCGTCAGATTGGACACAACTAGCCGATAACGGACTATCGGACAGCGACCGTGAAGCGTGGGCAACGTACCGGCAACAGTTGCGTGACTTCCCGGCAACATGGACACCAGCACCAACCGCCGACTTCCCCGACCCGCCAGCATGATACGCGCAACGTTCGCTATTCTCACCGGCATTGTCCTAATCGCTATAGGTATGTGGGGTTTAATGGAATGAACTGGTATGACCAGCCACGCACCGCATGGGAACAACCCGGTTACACCATTGCCGGTCACACCACCAGCCCACCGGTCAACTGGTCAAACGTAGACAACATTGTGTTGCACTACACCGCCGACAAAACAGCGAACCCGGACACCGCACAATATTTGGCGAACATTCAACGCAGCTACGTAAACAACCGTGGCTACTCAATCGGGTACAGCGTCGCAGTAGACCAAACCGGCATGTCATGGGAACTACGTGGCACAGATTACATTCCGGCAGCCAACAAAAACTACAACAGCGTCACATGGGTCATTCTGTGTTTAGTTGACTGGCAGAACCCGTGCAACACCGCCATGGTGGACACGGTACGTAACCTTGTAAAGTTTGCACGCACCCAAATAGGCCGTGACGTGCCGGTAATCGGTCACCGTGACCTAGCAGCCACACAATGTCCCGGTAACGGCATATACGCCCAAATTGAAGAACACGTTTTTGAACCCGTCACCCCTAAACCATCACCTGAGGTAGAAGTGAAACTGATAGACCCGCCAACCCGTATTTATGATTCACGCCAACAAGGTGGACGGTTTAAAGATGGTGAGTCACGCAAAATATCGACAGGTAAAAAAGGTGCCGTGTTTGTCAACGTCACCATTGTGCAGGGTGCCGGTGAAGGCGGTTTTGCCACGGTGTGGGGTAATGGTGCTATGCCGGACGTGTCGAACGTGAACTACGGTCACGGTCAAACCATCGCTAACACGTCTTGGGTTCCCGTTGCGCCGGACGGCACGATACAGGTGTATTGCTACCGGTCTTGTGATGTCCTTATAGATTTACAAGCAACTGTGTAAACTTGCGGTTATGCCAACTTGGGTTACTGTGCTTTTAGCGGTGCTTGCACCGTCAGGTGTCCTCGTCACGTTGATTGAACGCACCCGTAAAGAAAACAACCGTGACCACAGCAGGAACAGCGAACTACTACAACAGATTGACCACAAAGTTGACCGTGTGTCTGACAGAATGGACGACCACATGGAATGGCACATTACCAAGAAGGGCAAATGACTATGTTGAAGTCGTGGGGCAAAGTGTTTATGTCAACCGTGTTGGCGTTGTTTTTGGTGGACGGTGCAGACGTGTTTGGGGTCAACTGGTCAGACCTACGTATGTACCTTGCAGCCGGTGTAGCTGCCGTGTTGCCGTTAGCCATCACTTATCTTGACCCTACTGATACCCGGTGGGGCAAACAAAAATAGATAACCTGAAGGGGGCATTATGGGTTTACTAGACGACTTACAAAATGACAAACAGCGTATGTGTTCGTTTCACGCCAAAATGTTGGAACTAGCAGACGATGAACGGGAAGCAGTCATGCAATACGTGGAACGCATACGTTTACGGTCTACCAAGCATGATGCTTATAGCCCGTCTATCGGGAAGTTGTATCAAGTGTTGAAACAAAACGGTCAGAAAGTAGGCAAAAACGCTATTTCTGATGTGGTCAACAACGGTTGCAGCTGCGGTATTTTGTCATGACGATAAAAGACGGGTTGTCTAGTACCGGGCAAAACGACCAAGAAACCCTTGTTAAAGGGCTACGGCACGCCTTGAAAGAGGCTGACAAGCGGGCAGAACGGTTAGAACGTGAATTGGGCGTACTGTCGAAAGTGGGTCAACGGTCTACGCCACCTAACTGGTTGAAGTCCCCGCCGAAACGCACAAAACAACACCACGCTACACCATGGCTAATGTTGTCTGACCTTCACCTTGACGAGGTTGTGCGACCCGAAGAAATCAGTTTTGTGAACGCCTACAACCGGGACATTGCACGCCTACGGTTAGAAAACACGGTGCAACGGTTCGTGAAAGTGACACGGGACTATTGGACAGGTCTGACCTATGACGGTGCAGTAGTGGCGTTAGGTGGTGACATATTCTCAGGTGACATTCACGAGGAACTGTCAGAAACCAACGAAGACACAATGTTGGGGTCACTTGACTATTGGATAGACCACCTAGGTGCAGCTATCGCCATGGTGGCAGACGAATTTGGCCACGTACACGTCCCGGTTGTTGTCGGCAACCACGGCAGGACAACACGTAAACCGCGTGCCAAACTTCGTGCGCGTGACAACTTCGACTGGTTTCTAGGCCGGGCGTTACAACGCATGTTCCGTGACAACCCACGGGTCACGTTTGACGTATCAGACAACGCAGACTGCCCGATACCGTCCTATGACCGTACGGTGATGTTGACGCACGGTGACCAAGCCCGTGGTGGCGGTGGCATTGGCGGTATCTGGCCACCAATTATGCGGTTGGACGCACGGAAACGTGCAAGGTACGACGCAGTTGACCAAGGCTACGACCTACTTGTCATGGGGCATTGGCACCAACTGGTTTACGGCAAAAACTTTATTGTGAACGGGTCAATGAAGGGCTATGACGAGTACGCCCATATGAACAGTTTTGAGTTTGAACCACCGCAACAGGCAGCGTGGTTGATGACCCCAGAGCATGGCAAAACGTGGACTGCGCCTATCTTGTCTGCTGACCGTAAATCTGAAGGTTGGTAGTTGTTGCAAGTGCAATCAACAACGCTATTGCAATTCGTGTGTCACTAATTCAAAATGTCACACATGACAACACATACAAACACACTTATAACAATCGAAGAAGCGTCAAAACTGCTCGGAGTTGACCCTAGGTCGATGCTTTACGGATTACGTCATGCAGAAAGTTTGACAGAGACTAACTTGCCACCGCACAAGCAGTACGGGCTAACTCTTCAATGGTCAGACGGTTGCGCTTATTTCAACCGTGCCGATGTAATGGCAAACGTCGGGGGTAAGTGATGCGGTTACGGGTTGCGGGGCTGTGTGTATTCACAGCCCTAGCAGCCGTTGTAGCGTTCAAATGTGCTGACTGGTCTATTTATGGCACAGACCAGTTTCGGACGGTCACAACAATGTCTAGCACCACTACAACGGAACCGGTGATTACAGTCAGACCGTTACCGCCAGAACCGGCACCGGCAACTGTCACAACAAAGGTACGTAAGGTGACAGCCACGACAACACCGGCAGGGTTGTTGTGTCCTGAGTGGTGGTCAACGCTAGAAGCGTTTTGGCCTGAGGAACTTTTACGGCAAGCAGACCAAGTGATGTGGGCAGAAACACGTTGCCAGAATTTGCACCGGTCAGACGTTGGTCGTATCGGTTACGGCGATCACGGATTATTTCAAATCAACGCTATAAACCTTGACTACCTTGCCGGTTGGGGCATCACAGCAGATGACTTGATGAACCCGGCACAGAACGTGGTTGCTGCACGGATTCTTTACCAATGGGCTGACAAGCAGTATGGTTGCGGGTGGCAGCCGTGGTACTCGTCCGTTAACCCATGGCAACTATGCAATGGGTAAAGACTTAACGAAATATGACTGTGGAACGTACACAAAATATACGTACGGGTGCCGGTGCGAACTGTGCCGGGGTGCGAACGCTAAATATCAGCGTGAACGCAACAAAAACAATGTTGAATCTGAGATGGTGTCAATACACACCCAATGGCAACGTGACACAGATTTACGGTGGACGATTGACGCAAACTGTTTTGGTAAACCGTTACGTTGGTGGTTTGCCGGTGACGGTCGCAACGCCGAATCTAAAACAACTAGACGTGCGTTAGCAATCTGCGAGTGTTGCACCGTTCAGACAGAATGTTTGGACTATGCACTTTCGTTTCCTTATCCATGGATAGGGATATTTGGCGGTATGACACCGCAACAACGGCATAAAGAAGCCACAAGGAGGGCAGAACATGGAAATGAACTATGAGACATCACCTGACATGAAGGGTTTGGTGATGTATCGAAACGACAAATTGCTTGCAGCAATGTTGGATTGGCAATCAAAACTGGCGTTAGCAGACCGGGACATTGACGAACACCTAGATGATTTACAGATACAGGGTGACGCTACGGCAGCTGACCTATACCGGGAAGTTGTGTGGGGGTTGTGGTGCGTTATCCGGTCTAGTGAACAATTGTCAAAAACAATGCATACACGTTTGGATTGGTTCTGATGGGGTTCGATTTAACCGGGTATGTGACCGTTAATGAACGGTTGAAGCACGCCATACAGAAATGGCCAGACCTACGGGTGCAGGAATCTGAACCGCAACTAATCCACACGGACGGGCAAACGTTCATTCAAGTGACCACGACGGTGTGGCGGTCACCTGACGACACTTTGCCGTGTATCGCTTCTTGTTGGGAGCCTTACCCCGGGACGACACCGTATACACGTGGTAGCGAACAGCAAAACGCCAGCACTAGCAGTTTGGGCAGGTGTTTAGGGCTTATGGGTATCGCTATTGAAGCGGGCATGGCAAGCAAAGACGAAGTTGTGTTGGCACGTGAACGGACACGGGAAACACCCACATACGAACGTGAACAGAAGCCACGTGGCAAGCAGCCTGCCAGTAAAGCCCAAATGGGATATTTGAAACGGTTATTGCAGCAACAGAACGTTGTGATGACGGCAGAAGAATTAGCGGAACTTGAAGCAGACAAGTTTGCGTGCAGTAAAAAAATTGAAGAAATGCAGGACAACTGATGCTATACAAAAAACGGACATTGCAAGACCGGTTGCGGTATGTCTCAACACAGATAAGTGACGAATGGAAAATGCCGGGCAACACGCCACAGTTGTTAATGAACGCAGCTGACCGTATGGACACGTTAGAAGCACAAGTAATTGAACTGCGTAACGCAGTACTTGTGTTGGAAGCCATACGTAGGGAGACCGGCACATGAAAACATGCAAACAATGCGGGCGACGTATGCCAGAAACGGCAATGACACACGGATACTGCACAACACCATGTTGGAACCTACAAAAAGTAGCCGAGTCAGAAAAAATGTTTACCAACAAAGTCGTGAACCTTCTCAGGTGGCACGGTTGGCTTGTATATCACCCGTTACCTGCACAACACCGTAACGGCAGTTGGACAACACCAACACAAGGTGACAGCGGTTGGCCAGACATTGCAGCTGTTCACCCTGAACACGGATTCATCTTGGCGGAACTTAAAACGTTAACCGGACGTGTATCAAGCAAACAAGCACAATGGCGTGACGCACTCATTAAAGCCGGTGTGGAAATGTATATATGGCGACCGTCCGATATCGAAGCCATAGAAGCACTTGCAAAAGGCGAACGGTTAGAAGAATGACCGTCGCTGTGGATATGTGGAAAACGTAAAACCCCTGATAAATGACCATATTTGACAGCCCTTGACAACGTTACTAGACTCACCCCAACACTTACACCGGGGAGCGACGACGGCAAGGCACGAAGCCAAGGAGAAGCGACCCGTGCTAACAACAGAAGCAAAACAAACGTTGCTACGCATCGCAAAAGCAATGCGACCCGCAACGCCACCATGGAACACAGACGACAGCGTGTTAGACGAATGGGTACACGCCACCATTGCACGCAACATGGAAGCCAACGACATACGGCAGCTATTTGACAAATGGACAACAGAAGGCAACACCCGCTGGCCATCCCTATACCAATTCCGTGACATGGCACGACGGAGACCAAACAAACAAACCGTCACAACCAACACGTCATGCCTTGCTTGCCATGGTTCTGGCTGGTCATATCAACACGACACAGACGGCACAGAACAAACCATAGAACGCAACGGTCACACCTACACCTATGTGACACCATGCAACTGCATTGCAGGACAACACGCACAACAAACAGACCTATACAAAGAACTGTCCAATGCAACCAACTGACCCAACCGGACTAACCATTGTGCAAAAAGCATGGTTCATGTACCAACGAGAACAAGCACTAGCAGACAGCCAAGCACTACGCCTACTCTTAACAGCCCACGGCAAATACCCGAAAACAACATCACAACCAATTGAACGCCCACCAGACGCAGCACTACGCGCATACTGGCACCACAGAGGCAGACACCTAAGACGAAATGCGGAACAATAACTACAAAGGCGCAAACCCCGTATACCGCGGACAATGGCGTACCATACGCAAACAAATACTGGCAAGAGACAACAACACCTGCCAAATAGGGCTACCCGGCTGTGCAAGCGTCGCAGATTCAGTAGACCACATACAACCAGTTGCATTAGGTGGCGCATGGTATGACTCGTCCAACCTGCGGGCAGCCTGCAAACATTGCAACGGAGAACTAGCCAAGATAGCTGCACGTGTCAAACGTGAACAGACACCCACCAACGTGCAAACAACCGTAACCCGCATTACGTCAACACCATCACGCAACTGGTAAAGATATCCACATAAAATCCACAGCCATTTTTTTGGTTGTGGATAACG